CTGAGTGTTGGACCTATCCGCCGTCCAAATGACCGCGTAAGGCCGCCCCGCCTCTTGTGGAGCGACTAGGACATAGATCCCCTTCAGCGCGTCAGAAGATCGGGGGTTGTCGAGTAGGATTTTGCGGATCGCGTTCTCGATCATCATTTGAACCCCAAAGATCTGTCGAAGTCCCGCTTCATCGCGTCCTTGATCGTCTGCGCCGCGACGCGAATCGCGAGCTCCCGCTTTGCTTCGAGTGCCGGCCGAAGGAACGGAGTCGGAGCCGATCCCGGATGGTCGAGCTTGCCGATCTTGTGAGGCCCCGCGCCGTACTCGACAATGGCCGCGTATCTCCGGGGGTTGATCCGCTTGCCTTTCTTCCCTTGCTTCCGCGCCGTCTTCTCCGCCACGAGGCGCTCGCCGTTGGCCGTCGCGACGACGATCGTCGGCGCGTTGCGAATCGAGACATAGCCCGCATAGCTCCCGGGGTTCTGTGGATCTCGGTCCGTCCTCGCGACAATGTTCTTTCGTAGCAAGCCCGTTCGAACCGGCGCCCGTTTTTTCGCTTCGTCGCGAATGATCGCCGCTCCAGCGTAGAGCCCTTTCCGAAGGTACTTCGGCTTGACAGCGTCCTGCATTCGCTTTAGCTGCGCGAGGACTTCGGGAAGCCCGGTCGTCTTCATATCGAGAACGCTCGTCATGCTGGCGTCTCCGGCTTGTCGATCGCGAACGCGTAGAGATCGATGAAGCGACGGCGCTCGACTTCATCGACGTGAATAACTTCGTACGATTTGGCCTCATGTTCCACGGTTAGCCGCGAGGCCTTCAAGCCGCCGCGATATCGCACACGAAACACCACGTTGGCGCGCTCGATGATCTTCCCAATCCGAAGAGACTCTGAGCCGGAGACTCCCGTGACCGTGGCCCATACCGTCGCGATCGCCGCTACCGCGTCCGTGGGTTGGCCCCAAGAGTCTAGCGTTCCGCTCCCTTTGTTGAAGAGAGTCACGCGCCGGTCGAGCTTTCCGATCGTCGTCGCCATTCTCGAAGCCCTCCGCTATCGGAAGTAGAAAGACTGGTGAGCCGTGAGCAAGTGCTCGAAGGCTTGCGGGACTTGTGAGGCGATCGTGCCCGTGACGGCTTCCTGCCTATTTTCGTAGAAGTGCCCCGCGAGGAACCGGATCGCCTGAAGGAACGCGCGAGGGATTGACGCCGCGTTCGCGAACCCGGCGTCGTAGGTGACGCGGACCGCCCGGGGGCCGTCCGTCGCCGCCGGCCAGTCCTTCCCGTTCACGAGGCAGACACGCGCCGCGTATGGGTAGAACGAAGCGTCAAGCGTGTAGTCCGTGGACGCCATTGTCTGAAGCGTGCCGGCCGCGTCGAGATACTGGACCGACGTGATCGCACGAACGGGCCCGCGCTCCAGATCCAGATACCGCTGCGACGGGAACGATTCTCCCACGGCCCGGAGCGATCGCGGGAGCAAACACTGGCCGGTTTCGTTCTCGGCCCGCTCCGTCGCCGCCGCGAGATACTCGCCGAGAACGCCGTCCTCCGTACTCACTGAATCAATCCGAAGATGAGCCTTCAGCTCCGCGAGCGTGAGAACCGTCCCGGCCGGAGCTGTGACGACTTCGTAGCGCATGGCCTACCGCTTCTCCCCGCCGGCCTTCGCCGCTTTCTCCGTGGTGTGAATGATCGCCGCGTTCGCTTCCGGACTGTCGGACATGACAGCAATCCCGTGTTCCACGAGTCGACGCGCTTCGTCCGACGGGCTCCAGTCCACCACGTCTCCCGGCCTGTATGCGAACCGCTCTCCCGAGATAGCCGACGTTATTCGCAAGCGAACGGAGTCGCGAGAGAGATCGCCCGCCGCTTCCGTTGCTTCCGACTTCGTACCGCCCTTCGCTTCCTTCGCCATTGCTTGTCTCCAGTTTGTGAGGAAAGCCTAGGCAACGAAAACGGGCCGGGGCTTGTGAGCCCCGACCCGCGCAAAGACGGCCGTGGAGAACCAGTCCGGCCGTGTCTGTTTATGCCTGAGTAAGAACCTTCAACGCGGCCGAGTTGAGGATGCGAGAGTCCGATCGAATGAAAGCGAGGAAGCCGACCTGCAACGCTTCCGCGTACCGCTCCGCCATGCGAATAAGCTGGATGCCACGAACGCGACGAATCGCGAACTTCTCAAAGTCGCCGAAGAGCACCGTCTTCGTCGCCGTGGCCACGGTGGCTTGCATTTGCATGTTGATATAGAACGGCCGGCCCATGATAGTTGCCGGGAAGGAACCCGAGACGCCGCTCGTGTTTGGGAGGAAGATCGGCCGGCCCGAGCCGTCGACGATCTTTTTCACGACGGCGTGAATGCTGTCGTGGAACATCCAACCGCACGAGGGGGCCGAGCGATAGCCGGGATCAACGGAGTGCTCCAGATTGACCAGATCGTTGTACGCGATCGCCGTCGCGCCCGCCGCCGTGACGCCGGCCGCCGCGCCGGTGATGATGCCCTGAGCCTGAGAAGAACCCGTGCCCGTGGTGTACCGCTGCTCGGCAAAGCGCCCGAGTCGCTCGCCGAGAAGCTTCGCGAGAAGGCTCTCCATATCCACGCCCGTGTCCTGCATGAGCTGAATCGGCACGAGGACCGTCTTCGAGCTGATCGTGTAGGCCGAGAGATTGACGACGCCGAACGTCGGGTCGGCGCTCGCCGCCGCCGTGTTCTCCGCGAGCTGCTCGGCCGCCGTGCTCGTGTCGTCGACCGTCGGCCACGGAAGGGGATTGCCCGAGTCCGTGTCGAGCTTGAACGTCGGAGCCTGAATGCACCCGGAGAAGGACTTGGCCGCCGTGTCGATCTGAGAGACGAAGGCCGTCGGGATGGTGTAGCCGCCGCCCGTAGTCACTGTCGTAAGAGCTCGGAGCTCGGGGGAGATCAAGCCGGCCGCGTTGCCCGGGGAGAGAGCTCGACGCTCGGACTCTCCGAGAGCTTCGGCGCCGCCGCGCATCCATCGCCCGAAGGCCTCGCGATATTCCGGGGACGCGAACTGGCTCTCGGGCTTCGCGTTGCCGCGAGCTTCGGGCTCGCCGGCCTGAGGCGCTTCGCCTTCGAGCGTTCGGCTCCGTGCTTCGCCGGGGCGAGCCAGATCTTCCTCGATCCGGAGAGTCTTCTGGAGCTGGTCGACTTCCTTCGTCCGGGCTTCCATTTCCCCCTGCGCCGCGTTGATAGCGTCGCCCTCTTCCTTCGTGAAGTCTCGCGACTCGGCCTGTGCTTTCTTGACGATCTCGGCCGCCGTGTCGCGAGCCTTGGAACGCTTGCCGATTGCCGATTCGATTCTCTTGGACAGATCCGTTGCGAACGCGCTCATGTTTGCTCCCTTGGTCCTTTGGACCGTTCCGAACCCTTAGATGATCGGAGCGAAGAGCTCCGCCGCTTTCTGAAACTGTGCCGCCCGTGCGTCGCGACGAGCGAACGCCGCCCGGCTGTGTTCCGCGTGACGCGACCGCGCTTCCGCGAGCATCGACTCTCCGCGAGCCGCCACGTCTGTTTCCGCGTAGGCCGGGAACGTGACCGGGCCCACGTCGTAGAGCTCGGAGATCTCGACGATCTCGCGAAGATCGAGCTCGCCGCGAGTCTGCGAAAACTTCCACTCTTCACGCTCGACGCTGAACTGGAACGAAGAGCCCCGAAGATCTCCGCGCTTCACGTTCACGAGCACGTCCCGGCCCACGCTCGTATCCGGCACGTCGATCTCGTACCGAAGCCCCACGTCGTCTTCGGAAAGCCGCAGAGTCCCGGCGCTGCGCCGGCCGATGAGCGAGCCGTTCTCGTGGTTCACGAGAGCGGCCGTGTCGCGTTCGGATTTGAGAACGTTCGCGAACGCGCCCGGCCGGATCTTCTCCCGGAACCATCGGCCAATCGTCGCCTCGACGTTGAAGACGGCCGCGTAGCCCACGAGCACGCCGGGGCCCTTATCGCTCGCCCGAAACTCCAGCTTGTCAATTGCTCTTCGCTCGCGTGCCATTGGGGGCCCCTTTCTAGAGATAAATCTAGGCGTGCTAGAGCTTCGGCGTCGCGCCGTCTCCCGGATCCGTCGGATCTACGGGATCTTCGGCGCCCGGATCCGTCGGATCTACGGGATCTTCGGCGCCCGGATCCGTCGGATCTACGGGATCTTCGGCGCCCGGATCCGCCGGCTTCGACGTGCCCGTGCCGCCGGTGACTCCCTTCGCGACGACGGCGTCCGCTTGCTTCGGAGTGAGAGCTGGCATGAAGTTGGCCGGGACATACGCGACGGAGCCGCGTCCCTCCGGCAATGGGTTATCGTTCTCCAGCTTGCGGATCTCGTCCGGCGTGATCGAGCCCGTCGCGAACCGGGCTTGGTATGACTTCGCCCGCTTCTCCGTGTCGGCCCGGAGAATCGCGTCGGCTAAGTGCTCGACATAGAGGCCGCCCCGCGACTCTTCCGCGTCGAAGCACTTCCGCCCGATCTCTTGCTCGATGCCGACCATGTGAGGCTGGAGCGTGTCCGTCAACCACTCTTGCCCTTGCTCTTCAATATTGTTGTTCGTTGATCGGAGAAGATGCTGGATCTTGTGGGGTGGCACCCGGAACATTCGGCACACGTCCTCGATCTGAAATTGCCGCGTCTCGATGAACTGAGCGTCTTGAAGTGGCATTGTGATTTGCTTCCACGTCATGCCCAACGGGATAACCGGAACGCGTCCGTTGCCTTCGCCTCTAATCGAATCCGTGAAGCTCTTGGAGAGCTTCTCCGCCGCCACGGTGTCGAGCGCCTTCGGGCTTTCGATGATGCCTTGGTGACGCGTGCCGTTCCTGAAGAACGCGCCCGCGAACTCTTCCGTCGCGAGAGCGCCGCCGATCGCGTTGCGGCACTCCGCGATCGCGGAGATCCCGACGATCCCGTCGAGCGTGAAGCCGCGAACGTGGAGCACGTCGCGACGAAGTAGGGTGATTTGTCTACCGTCGACACGCGTCACGCGATAGCGGAGCTCGCCGGCACTCCAGAACGGAACGCACGCGTGCCACGGGATCGGCCAGAGCTCGACGACTTGGCCGCGTCCATTGCGAACTATCTCCGCGTAGCCGTTGCCGCCTAAGAGCCGGTTCGTGATGAGCGAGCGACGAAAGTCGAAGCTCGACATTTCGGCGTTCGGCTCCAGATAGAGAACCCGGTGACGCGGATCGTCTCGAAGCTCGACGCGAGAGCCGTCGGGCTCTCGCCGATAGAGCTTCAAGGGAAGCATCGCGAGCGACTCCGCGATCGCCGCCACGCAAGCGAAGACGGCCGGGAGAGTCCTCGCCGTGACCGGGGTAACGGACTTTCCGGACGCCGACGTCACGAGTCCGAGCACGCCCACGAGTTGCTCGGGGGTGAGTGGCGTTTGTGGGTTCTCGACGCTCCGGCCTTCCGCCGCTTCGAGCCCGAGCAAAGTCGCCAAGGCCCGCTTCACTCTTCCGGGTTGTGTGCTCTTCGTCATACGTTGAGGACTCCCAAGTCGGCCACGGTGAACTCCGCCCGCGAGACAACCGTAGCACGCGAGAGCGCCTCGATGAGTGCCACGGTTCCGTCGATCCTCTCCGTGCTCCGGCCTTTGTCGGGTTTCATATTGCCGGCCGGGTCGACGCGTACCACCGTGTTCGATATGCACCAGCGCAAGATCGGGTTGGAGAAGTGCCGCACGAGGCGCCCGACCACGAGCCGCTCCAGCTCGGCCGTCGGCGCTGCCATAGACACGAACCCTTGCCCGTGGTCGATCATTGTGAAGCCGTGATCGTCCTGTAAAGTTTGAACGAGCCAATCTGCGCCCCATCGGTCGTAGGCGATCTCTTCGAGCTTGACAGTCTTCGAGAGCTCGACGATATCGGCGAGGACGAAGCGCCGGTCGACGACGTTCCCGGGAGTCGGCGTCAACCACCCCTCGCGAACCCAAAGCTCGTAGTCCACGCGATCGACTCGCGAACGCTTCGCGATCGACTCTTCGGGACACCAGAACTTCGCGAGCACTTCGCACCCGGGGGCGCCTTCGTTCGGAGCCACGAGCACGAGCGCCGAAAGATCCGTCGTCTTCGAAAGATCCAAGCCGCCATAGCAAACGCGACCCTTGAAGCGCTCCAGAATCTCGGCCGGCTTCAAGCGTGGCCCGCTCGACGCGTGCCAGTCTTCCATGTTGAGCCAACGCGTGACGTTGTGGACCCACTGATTGCAGTGAAACTGCCGGAACCCGGGCTCTTGCCCGGGCTTTTGAATCGCTTCGTTGCACCGCTCGCGGACCCATTCGAGCGAGACGGACTCGCCAAGGTTGGGGTTCGCCTTCCGCCACGTCGCTTCCTTCCGCCAATCGTCGCCGGCTTCGGCCTCGAAGATGAGCGCCTGAGTGTGCGGATCTTCGAGAACGCCGTCCCGGAGCTTCCTCGCGTGGTCGTATTCCTCGAAGCAAAGCGAGTTGATATCGTCGCCGGCCGTCGAGATCGAGAACGTGAGAGGCTGTCGCCGCGAGGCCGAGCCCGTCGTCATGGCGTCGAAGGCTTTGCGATTCGAGAACTCGTGGAGCTCGTCGATAAGCGTCCCGCTCGGGCCCTTTCCATGCTTGCCGCGAGCCGCGCCGCTTAGGACTTTGAAACTGGAGAACGTTCGTGGGTACACGATCGCCGTTTGGAAAGTCTCCAGCTCGGCCGCGAGATCCGGCGACGCGTTGACCGTCCGCCGCGAGTCGTCGAAGATGATCGACGCTTGCTCTTTGTTGGCCGCCAAAACGTAGACTTCCGCGCCGGCCTCGCCGTCGCACGCGAGCAAGTAAAGCCCAATGGCCGCCGCGATCGTGCTCTTTCCGTTCTTGCGAGGGATCCACCACGAGGCCCGGCGATAGCGCCGCGTTCCGTCCGGACGTCTCCACCCGAAGAGCCGCCGGCACGCTCGCCGCTGCCACTTCGCGAGCACGAGAGGCCGCCCGGCCCATTCGCCTTTGTGGTGCTTGACGTACTTCTCACAAAAGGCGCAGAAGCGATCGGCTTCGTCGCGATCGAACCAGTAGCCACGCTCTCGAAGTTTCGAGTCCAAATCCAGCTCGTGCCGGTTACCGCGCTCGCCGTCGTCGAGTCGGCCCGGACGCGTTCTCCGTTGCGCCTTTGCCATGAGAGAAGGCTAGGCCGTCGCGTTCTTCGCCCGAGTCGGCCGGATCTTCGGCCCGCCGGACGCGAAGAAGCTCCGCCTCTCTTCGTTCTTGCTTTGATCCATCGACGTCTCTGGAGCGCCCGGAGCTGAAGCGTCGACGCGGATCCGCGTCCGCGAGGACGGCGTCAAGCCGAAGCACGCCTCTAGCTTCGCGAGATCTTCGAGGATCGCCCGCTCTTCGCCGGCTTGCGGAAGTGGAGCCGCGTACCGGGGCTGGCCGTCCTTGCCCTTGAGCGCGTAGCTCCACCCCTTCCAGCCACGCTTCGATCGCTCGACGTTGAGCGCTTCCCAACGCGCGTGGAGCTGGCAATAGCGACCGAAGGCGAAGCGATCCGCGATCGTGAGGACGCGCATTGACACGAGAACCGGGGAGAGCTCGGCCCATATCTCGCGAGCCCGGACGCTCTCGGCTTCCTCGCCTTCGAGCCACTTCGGGAGCTCGATAGCGCCGGCCGGGGGGACCGGCTCGCCGTCCGCGAGCGTTCGTTTTCCGGGGTTGCCGGCAAGCTCTTTGAGCGCCGTCGGCTTTGCTCTTGGCCCTCTGAGTCCCACGTTTTCACCACTTCACGGCCGCGAGGCCGCCCTTTCTTCGAGATCTTCGCCGCGAACGTCGAG